CATGCCGAACATTCAACCAAAATCCAGACGGTGGTTGTGGAAAACCCGAACATTCAATCAGAAATTTTTGTGGAATGTTCGTGTTTTATAACCCGACAGAAACCGGATTAAACATAGAAGTTTAATTATGTTAAATAAGCAAATTTGTTTAATTGATAATTAAGCAAATATGATTAAGTTTAGAGGATGAAACAAAGATGTTTAACTTTAGCGCTTTAGCAAGCTAAAGTATTAAAATATAGCAAATATGCTTAAGTCGGATAACTAAACATAATAGCTTATTATGTTGCCTTTACGCTTCCATTTCTTGCCAGACGCCGCCAGCCCCTTATCCTGTTCTTTCCCACCGCTTCAGATAATTCAAACTATCGCCCAGGGGCAAGAAAATCCTATATAATTTGAACCATAAGTAAGGAAAACCTTGATTTTTGTGGCCGTAAGTCGAAAAAAGATGCAGCCTGGTTGTCGCGGTTCGGGGAGAAGATAGTAAAGATATGTACTAAAGAGGGTGAAAAAACAGGAAAAGATTTGACCTTGTATATAGTGAAGGGTCGAGACGAGACGGAGCGTACCCTTCGGGGGATATAGAGTGTCCTGTACAACGGGGGGGCGGTGCATAACAAGGTGGAATACAGTATATATTTCAGCGCACCGCCCCCTTATATTCTCATTAAGAGGATTGACAACTTCTGAGTCAGGGGGAGGATATAGAAGAATGGGAGAGATCGTTCGGGCTGCTAAACTGGACAGAGGATTCGTTACTCAGCTGTCTGACCTGTACATTACGTTCAGGGGTAGGTTCGTCGAGATGCGGGATGGCAGTGTATTTATCCCAAAGGAATTTGGAGAACCTATCAGACTGAAGGATAGCCACATATCGTCTCACCTTGCCGGTATATACGCCGTAGGGATTTATGCCGGTGAGAAGAGTAGCAAGTTCATGACCTTTGATGTAGATGATGGGTCGATCCAGACGGTTAAGGATATCATGGGAGTCTTGGTGAACCTTGGCATCAGCGAGGAGTATATCCAGGTCTCAACGAGCGGCGGAAAGGGATACCACATTGATCTGATCTGTGAACGTCCGATTGCTACATGGCGGTTCAAGGCGATCTACGAGTACGTGTGTAATGAGCTTGGACTTGATATGCGCAAGATAGAATTCCGTCCGACGTCTTCACAGTCTATCAAACTTCCTCTTGGTGTTCATCACAAGACAGGAAACCGCTGCTGGTTCCTGGACAAGAAGACTATGGATCCTATAGAGGACATGGGGTATATCTTCGGGATTGATAAGATTCCGTATGATACGATCAACTCGATTTCTTCAACATGCTACAGCAAGAACAGGTTCCGGAAAGATAAAAAAGAAAGAGAGCATATCCAAAGGGTTCATGAAGGGAAAGAGCTTCCGAGGGAATACGAAGATCATATTGTTGACCTGACCGGGAGAGGACAATTCAGGAATACGGCAGTAAAGGTGGGGATATTCCTCCGGACGCATGGCGCGATAGATTTTGAGAGCCTAAAGGCAGCTTTGTTCCGATGGTATGAAAGTCAGAATCCTGACTATATTACAGAATCAGAGAATGAAGCGAAGTATTATCTTAACCATCTGGCCAAGTGGGTGACCGAGAAGATTCCTGAGAGAAATCTATTTTACCGGAAGGATGAACCTGTTCCTTATACAGCCGATGATATGAAATTAGTCATGGCTCAAAGCTCTATTGCCGGTCGAAGGATTATGTTCCTGGTTATCAATATGGCAAAGAGGTATGGGTGGTGCAAGCTATCAGAGGACAGGATCGGGGAGTATATAGGCTTCAGCCGTCAGACGGTTACAAAGACTATATCAGCTTTCGTTAATTCCGGAGCTATGAAGAAAGAGTCTGGCGGATACTACGATGCGAACAAGAGAAAACCAAATCTTCTCAGGCCGGTATACAGAGGGGAGTTGCCGTCCTGTGAGAGAGTATCGTCTGTAAAGGCTGATACGAATATATCCGTACCTCCTCTTACGCCGGAGAATTTCGAGGGGATATTCTACGGTACGGTCAGGGGAGCGGTTGGGGAAGAAAACCTGATGAAGGTGCTGACAAAGAAAGAGAGGGGGCAAGTCAATGAAGTGAGTCAAGTAAGTCAAGTGAGTCAAACAAGTTAAACAAGTTAAATAAGTTAAAAATCTACGGAGGAATGAAAGATGAACAATATGGATAATATGGATAAGTATGAAGCGTATGAAGCGTATGTCAAGGCTGCGGGGGAAATCGGTGATGTGCTGTCTGCGTATAAGGCCGCTCTGAGTACCAGGATGGGCATCAATATTGCCCGTGACCGGCTGAAGAATGTTCTGTTCAGTAATGCGGATGTGATCCTCACGGCTGTTCGGGATGCACGGGAAATGTCGGAGGAAATCGTCTCCCTGACGAACGCGCTGGAGAAGGCGGACAAGGAATACGACGAGCTGAAGAAGAAGCTCCCGAAGCCTCCTAAGAAGGAGAAAGACGATTGAGAAAAGAGAACAAGTATACGATTGACAACTGGGATTATATCCCGCTGACGGAAACCAGGATTGTCGGGGCGCTTATTATCGGGAGGAGTCACTACGACCCCTCCCGGTCTGAGAGCCTACAGAACGGAAATATCGAGGACAGGATCTGTGTATATGCAGACCTCGATAAACTCCTGAACGAGACGCCTCTGTCTGAGAAGGAACGGCTGACTGTATACGAGCTGATGAACGGGTACTCTATCGCGGATATCGCGAGATACTATAACGGGATCCCTCAGACGTATGAGAAATTCTTTGTCCGGGCGGTTGAAAAGATTGCCGAACAGGAGAAAAAGAGCTGGATCAACTTCTATCAGGCCGGTTTGTCTTAAAACCCGCCGGGGAATTTAATAATTAATATAGGGGAGGAATTTTTCTGACAGGCTATAACATTATCCAGCCGAACGGGAAAGTCATCCGTGTGACCTATTCAACGGAGGAAGAGAAGCGGGAGATTGTCCAGAAACTTCTCGACCGGTGGACTCCGTACTGCCTGAATGGCTGGCAGAGCAACGACCCCAAAGATATGTATTGCCCGGAAAACAAGGTGAAACGATTCCTTGATGGGCTTGCGTATTTTCTCCTGTTGGGGGAGACAAAAGGCATTGTTGACATCGTGACAGATTACAAGGATATTATGACAGGTAAATACGAGATTCCGATGTCATCCTGTCCTTCCCGGATTGAAAACGAGATATACGGTTCGAGGATTCAGGGGCAGGGAAACGATGCGACGGATGAGATGGTACTGGCATCGATTCTGAAAGAAAAAGAAGAACGCGCTGACGCTGTCTATAAACACAAGGACAGAAAGAAAGAGCGCACAGAGGAAAGGTTTGACAGGATCCGGAAGGTCAGGGAGATCTATCCTGAGATTACGTTCCGGAGATATATCGTCGATACGGAGAATACCTTCCGTGACAGTGACGGAAAGGAACATCGGATTGACATTCAGAAAAGCCGCGAGTATACGCCTGTAGATACAAAGTACGGGCCATTCTGGCCGGAGACATATATTGTCGAGGGAGAAACGCGGGACGGGAAGAAGTATTATAATTCCGGCATGAAGGAAGTATTCGTTCTTCCCTGATAATCGCGAGGTGGTGCAGAGGAAGCATTTCACGCTCATTCCGTGAAGCCACAGGTTCGAGTCCTGTCCTCGCAACGAATTTCCTCCCCGGAAACGGGGTTCGAGATATTTTTTGTAAGGCTTTAAGGAGATATTTAAGGTAAATGGTAAACATGGCTGATCTTACGCCGGAGACGAAGAAAGACCTGATTGCGGAGATCCTTGCGAAAAAGTCCGGAGAGTCAGACAAAGACTGGGCGGATATCCGTGAGGAGTTCGACCTGGATATCTCTCCGGACACATTACGAAAAGCGGCTGTTGGCGTAAAACTCGCAATAGAGTCTATGGAGCCGGGTGAGGGTGTCGAGTCGAATCCTGTATTTGATTCCTCGCGTATTGAGAAGATTAAGCAGCGCGATCTTGTCAACCTGGCAAACGAAGTCTACAGGGCGGAGAGTCGGAGCCAGCTACTGAGAGAGACAATCGAGGATGCGGTCGGAAAAGTAAACGCAATTTCACCTTTGCCGGGGATGAAGGTTGAGGTTCGCGCAGGTAAATATCCTTCGAGACACCTCGTCCTTACGCTTGGAGATTTCCACTATGGCGCGGATATTGTTACCCGCGGACTCCACGGGGAAATTCTGAACAAGTATGATAAGGATGTGTTTATCCGGCGACTGGCTCAACTCAGGGACGAAGTCATCAAGATTATCTGGAAGGAAGAAATCAATGATCTGGATATCTTCCTGGTTGGTGATCTGATTGACGGAATGCTCCGGCAGTCTCAGCTGATGAGGCTTCAGTACGGGATCGTTGATTCGACGATTCAGGTTAGTGAGGTTCTTGCTCAATTCCTCCACTACTTTAACGAGTGCGGCCTGAACGTGGCTGTCCATGGATGTACGGGAAATCATTCCGAGGTTCGGCCTTTGAACGCAAGGGCGCGGGACTTCGAGAGCGAGAACATGGAGCGGATCATCTTCTGGTATCTCAAGAGCCGGTTGAGCAACGATCAGTATATCACGGTCGATGATGACTGCGAGCGGATGAAGATTGCGCGGGTGTGCGGCTACACCTTCCTCCTCCTCCATGGTGACGGGGAGAAGCACATCACAGAGATTGCCCGTGATGCGGTCAATCTTTACAATACGCGGATTGACTTCTTCATCTGCGGGCATCTCCACAAAGAGACAGAGTATCCTGCCGGTATGATGAACTCCGGCGGCTCGGTCATTATCCGGACGCCCTCCCTGTGCGGGATGGACAAATACGCGCAGAGCAAGGGTTATGGCGCTGTTCCCGGTGCTCTTGCGATTCTGATGGAGGAAGGGTACGGAAGACGCTGCGTCTATCCGATCAGACTTACTTGACACAGAGTATATTCTGTGATAAAGTTTTCATGGCGCTTGGCTGTTTGGCTTCGCGTCAGGCAACGGAGAGGTATGTTCCCTCCGTTGCTTTTTTATATTCACGGTTTAAGGAGGAAAGGTTATGGCACCAGGACAGAGGGGCAGGCCGAAAAAGATTCCCGGCAAGCTCTGTATCCGATGCAGTAAAGTCCTCCCGCTCGGTGATTTCTTCCCGAACAGACAATGGGAAAGTCAGCAGTATCATGACGCATGGTGCAAGAATTGTGCTTACAAGTACACAAAGGATCTGGACGGTGTCAGGCTGTATTGCAAGGATAATAACCGGGGCTGGGATGACAGTTACTGGGATTCCTGCATCAAGAAAGCGAGATACCAGCTTGCGACAGATCCTGCTTACGTAAAGGCGCTACCGGAGAAAAGAGCCGAGCTTGAGATCCCGGCGGCGGCAAAACACTGGTTCTCGATCATGAACCTGAACCAGTTCTATGTGTATGAAGAACATGGCGTTGTGATGGAGGTTGGGGAAGAAGAACTCGGCGATGTTCCTGATCCTTCTACGCAGGGCGAGGTCAAGTATTCCAAGGAATGGCGCGGGTACTATACGGACGAACAGATTGAAGCCCTGAATGATATTTACCGGCAGTATGATGAAGACTTTGTCCTGGACAACGTTTCCATCCGTGACTATGCGCGGAAGGTAGCCAAGGCGAGCCTGAACCTGGACATGGCCGAGGACAGGATGAGACGCGGAAACGGGGACTCCTCCGAGTACAAGGAAATGCAGAGGATCTTTGATGATCTGTCAAAGTCCGCTAACTTCGCGGCCTGTCGGAGAAAGCCGGGTGAGAACTCCGGGCTTGGCTCCCTCGGCGAGATTATTATGCGGATTGAAACTTCGGGCGCTCTGGAGACGCAGGGTGTTACCTTCCCGGAGGATGACGTTGACCGGATTATCAAGGACTTCCGTCATACGCTGACAGCGGTCGGCATCTCGGAAGAGGGTGAGTCGTAATGGCTGATTCATTCCGGATCCGGGAGCTGAGAAATACAGAGGGCTGGGCGAAACAGATTCTGTACTGGCGGACACATCTGGACGTGTTTATCGAGGAGTACTTCAAGGTTAAGCTGAAGGATGTCCAGAAGGTGATCGCCCGCAGCATCGGAAACTGCGATACGATCTATCTCGTCAAGAACCGTGGCTTCGGCAAGACATGGCTGACGGCTCTATGCTGTCTGGCGCTCGGTGTACTCTATCCGTGCTCCAAGATTGCTGTCGTGTCCGGTACGGCGGAACAGGCTGTACTGGTCATGAAGAAGATCTCGGATGACTTTGCGTCGAACCCGGAGATTCTCAGGGAGATTGATACGGACGGCAGAAAGCCCGTGTCTCCGCTTACGAAGAACAAGGGTATATGCAGACTAAAGAACGGCAGCGAGATTGAATCCTTTTCGCTGGGTACTTTCCGAGGCAACCGTCCGAAGATCATTGTTGTTGATGAGGCTCCGGAAGTCAAGAAGGCGGCGATTCAGGAGATTGTTTCTCCAGCAAGGAATACGACCCGCCAGCATTGTATCCAGTTAGGTCTGCATGACTATACCTCCAAGATGATCTCCATTACGTCCGCCTGCCTGAAGACGAACTACTTCTATACGGCTTTCCGGAATACGCTGGCGGATATGGCTCACGGGAATGAGCATGCGTTCGCCTGTGCTCTTGATTATCGATGCGCTGTCCGCGTGGGAATTACCCCGGCAGCGTTTTTTGAAAAGGAAAAGAAGAACCTTTCCGAGGCCGGCTTCTCTATGGAGTATGGCTCCATCTTCCTGGGCGCTGCACTCAATACGGTCTTCCCGTTTGAGCTGACCGACCGGTGCAGGAATCTGGTGGATGTGGAGACGGCTATGCCAGTCAAGTCTGTATGCCGGTATGTCATGGGGCTTGACCTTGCGACGTCCTCCGCAAAACTCGCGGACAACAGTGCGATTACGATCCTGAAGCTCAATGAGCTGGATGACGGCTCCATGATCCGGCGGCTGGTCTATCTGCGGACATTCCACGGGACAAAGCTGGACGTGATCGCGAACGAGGTCAGGAAGCTGCTTGTCCGCTTCCCGCATATCGACAAAATCATCTTTGACCATCGCGGCCTTGGCGATGCCTTCCCTCAGTTCATGAGTCAGGCGTGGGTCGATTCCGCGACAAACAAGGAATATCCTCCGCTGGTCAATGACACAGAGCCGACCTATATTCCCGGCGCTGTGCCTCTCCTGCATCCGTTCATGGCCACCAACGCGCTGAACCAGGCGATGGTGAGCGCCCTGACGGTGGCTCTGGAGCGCGGGTCGATTTATCTGCCGGTATCGTCCAGGCGGATTCTTGGCAACGTGATTATGCTGCAAAAGGATTCAGATGATGACGATGCGCAGGAAGGGCAGGAAGACAGACCGCTGACCAAAGAGGAAAAGGCGATCTTTGTTGAGACGGACGGCCTTCAGGTAGAGATGGGCAATATCGTTGCGAAGGTCTCTCCGTCCGGTTCTGTGCTGTATGATACGATCTCCGCGACCCAGCACAAAGACCGTTATTCCTCTCTGGCGATGGCGAACTACTATGTAGCTGAACTGGAGAACTATGAAAAGGCGAGGATAATGTCGCGGGGGAATGATTTTTACGTGGGCATGGTATCCACGTTCTGAAAGGAGGCAGAGGGTTTGGGATTCTGGAATAATTTCGGTTCACTTTTCAGAGGACGCCCTGCACAACCCGGCGGAAAGCCTTCTGCCGAGGTCTGCGTAGGCGCGACGGACAGTGAGAAAAACGTCAGCCTGACCTTCAATGACCGGAATATCACCTATGGCGGCGACCTCACAGACTTCGACTATGAGGCAATCCTCCGGGACAAGCAGCGGAATATCAATCAGCTGTATCAGCTGGCGGACTACTATGTGGACGCGGATCCGATTTTCCGGGGCATCATCAAGGAAGTCTATACGCCGTTCTCGATTGCGGACAGGTGGATTCTGGTCGGGTCAAACGAGGCGGTCAAGAAGAAGTACGAGGAGTATTACGAACGCATCCACTTGCTGGACAAAATGGAGAGCATCTTCCTCCAGTTCTATAAGTACGGCAATGTGTACGTTTACCTGATGCCGAACGGCAACATCATCACGCTCCCTGTCCATCTGATCCGCATCGGCAATGTGATGGTGGCCGGTGAAGCGGTTATTGAAATGAACTGCCGAGCGGTCAAGGATGACCTGATCCGCAAGGGCATCAAGGCAGAACAGGACTATGTGCAGGACGAGCAGCTGGATGTGCGTCTGCGCGGCTTCCCGGAGGAAATCGCGGAAGGAATCCGGAACGGGCAGGAATGGATTCAGCTGAAGCCTGAGAACGTGTTTGTGCTTCAGGACTTGAAGGAAGACTGGATCCGGTACGCGGTTCCGATGATTGCTTCCTGCCTGAAGGCTCTGCGAAAGAAAGAGCGGATCTCGGCGTATGAAGACTCTCTCGTTGATCTGGGCGCGAGGTCGTTTGTCCATGTGACCTATGGCGATCCGGACAATCAGCAGATGCCTGACCGTGTGGCGCTGGGCATTGTGGACGAGCTGTTCCGCCGCGCTATGACAGGACGCGCCCTGGCGACCACGAACAACTGGGCAAAGGCAGAGGTCGTGCAGCCTGATCTGCATGACATGTTCGAGTATGACAAGTACAAGCAAGTGAACGGTGACATCCTTTCCGCTGGCGGCATTTCGGGCATTATCGTGTCCGGTCGCTCGGAGGATGGCTCTACGTTCGCCTCCGCACAGGTGTCCATGCAGACTGCGGCTCTCCGGATCCGTCAGGCCAAGGATGCTTTCTGTGCGATGATGAACAAAATCAACCAGCGCCTGAATCAGGGGACGATGGCGCATTCCTCCTCGGCCAATATTCCGAAGTTCACATTCCCGCCGACCGACCTGACCGGCGATGCGAACTTCCGGAATACGTGTTACCGGCTGTGGAAGGAAGGCACGATCTCCGATGAGACGATGCTGAAGGCGCATGGATTTGATATTCAGAGCGAGGTTGCTCTGAAGAAGAAGGAGCTGGAGAACGGCACGACGGAAATCCTCCGGGTGCGGGATGAGGCGCAGGACGCCCTCAACAAAGCCCAGGAAGAAGATCAGGAGCGTCACGTTCTCGGCAGACCGAAGCTCGATGACAGCGAGCGGAAATCCGACCCGTCGCACTCTATTACGGGAGCGCACGCGAAGGGGTCGAATCCCGATGGGAGCGTATCCCAGGAGGAACAGGAAATGGTGCTGACGCAGTCCTAACTGCGGCACAAATATGATTTCGGGTTGCGAGGAATCCCATCTGCTCCCACCAGAGGGGAGTCCGAAGGAACTACGAAAGGGATGAGCCGAATGAACGGTAATGAACAGAAACTCTTCTTTACCGCGGAGGAAGTTCGGCTGGAACAGGAACAGATCAATGACATTTTCCTCACCGTCACCTTCCGTATGTGTGATACAACGGTGAACCGGAACCGGGAAGCAGTGACAGCGGAGTTCATTCACAGTGTGGTGGAGAATCCGGCAGTATATGACGGTCTCCCCCTCTACTGTGATACCTCCGCACTTTTGGCCGGTCAATACACACATCTGACACACCGCTACGACCGACAGAACCGAACCTTTGCAACGGAGCAGATTGGCTCCTTCGTCCGGTTCTGGGAGGAAGAGAAAGACGGTGTCCTTGCCCTGTACGCAGAGGCGAGGATCCCCAAGCGTCAGGAAGAGATTTGCGAGAACATCGTGAATCTCTACAACCTTGGGCTGTTGAATGTGTCCTATGAGGTATGCTTTGATCCGAATACGCAGACAATACAAGACGGCGCGAGATGGGTAGACGCCGGGCCTGACAATCTGCTGCACGGCGCGGCAATTGTCAGCATTCCCGCCTACAGGTCTTCCAGTGCGCTGGATCTGGTGGCGGAAGCGTCCTGTCCGGAAGATACCCCCGTGGAAACGGAGAGCGCAGAGACAGAGGTGAGTACATTGGGCGATCAGAAAGAGATTGTGGCAGAAGAGCAGAACGCGGAAGTGATCAATCACAGCATGGAGGTCACCGAACGGTATCATGAGAGCAATGAACCAGGTGAGCTGCCGGTTCATGTGACGGAAATCCATGAGACCATCGTGGAGACGGTTGAGCCTGAACCCGCGCCTGAACCTGTCCCTGTCCCGCCTGTTCAGCCTGTTAATCCTTCCGTCCCTGTCCTTGCGGAGGAAAAGACCGAGGAGGAAGAAAAGCCTGCCGAGGAAGAACCCGCAGCGGAAGAGCCTGCCGAGGAACCCGCCGAAGAGACTCCTGTTGAGGAGCCTGTCGAGGAAGAGGAGCCTCGTGAGGAAGCCCGTGAGGAAGACAAGGAAGACGAGGAAGACAAGGATGAAGTGATCGCGGAACTCCGCCAGCGTATTGCTGAACTGGAGGAAGCGAAGGCTGAACTGGACAAGATCAAGGAAGAGCGGCGTCAGGCGGAAATCGCTGAGAAGCGTAACCGTGCGAAGACGTTTGCCGAAGCGCAGGGGCTGAACCCCGAAGATGAGAATGTTGCTGTTGCGATTGCGGAACTCGACTGGGAGAAGATTGCTTCTCTGTCGATGGACAAGGCGACGAAGCCTGAGATCCATGAGGATCGGGCGGATATCGTTCTGGCGAATTATATCGAGACTGAAATCTGCGGCAGTAAGTATGGCGACATTTTGAGCCGCCGCAACTGAGAGGAGAATTACAATGGCTGGTTATTTCAAGAAGCTGAACGGTCACGTCTATGACGGTTCTCACCTGGCTGGTGAAGCCCTGACCAATGGCAATTTCGTGACCATTACCGCGACCGGTGTCAAGAAGACCACCGCCGCGAAGGATCCCACTTTCCGCGTGGCTGACAAGACCACCCTGTGGGGCAACAAGGCGCTCGTGCTGGACTGCATCGCTTCCGGCGCTGACGAGGTATTCATGGTGGAGAACGAGTTCGACCATGCCGACATCTGCAATTACAATGACGCGGACTTCACTGTGCCGGTGGGCGCTTATGTGAAGATGCGGCGTCCCGTTGCCGGTGATCAGGTGATCATCACCGTTGGCGATACCCTGTTTGCCGCTCTGAATGTGAATGATGTCGTGACTCCTGCCGCTGATGGCACGGTCGCCAAGGCGTAAGTATCAGTAAGAGGTGAATGACAATGTCTCAGATTGAAATCATGAAGGACTCCAAGATCGTGGAGGTCATGGTCGCGCAGGCCAAGCATGAGCGCGTTGACTCCCAGATCGCCGAGAACGCCGCCAACGTCATCAATGACCTGGCGAAGAATCCCAATCCCCATAACCGTTATCAGATCGCGCAGCTCATCGGTTTTGCCGTGAACGAGATCACCCGCCCCCAGACCAACTGGCTGGAGAATGTCGCGGATGTGAAGCGCGTCGGCTTTGGTGACCGTGCGCAGTTCAATGTGCGTCTGGAAGGCATCCGTGCCTACATTCAGGCCAAGGGCGCGACCACTGCCCGCTCCAAGATCGCCAACAAGGGCATGACCCTGGATACGCTGGCTGTCTCTGCCCGTCCTGTGATCAACACGGTCGAGCTGAAGAATGGTCAGGTGCAGATGGCTGACCTGATCCGTGACGCCGCCTTCCAGATGGAGCTGGCCGAGTATGGCCGCATTCAGACCGTTCTGAACGCCGCCGCTACCACCTGGGCTGCTCCCTACTATGGCTCTGGCACTGGCATCGTGAAGGCCACCTTCGACCCGATGATCCGTCACTGGGCGCGTATGGGCGCTGGCGCGGCTCCCATCATCCTGGGCGACATCAACATGGTTTCCCAGCTGGCCGAACTGACTGGCTTCAGCACCGCTTCCCCCAGCGCGTGGGCGGATGAGATCATGATGGAGCAGAATCGCGCCGGTTATATCGGCAACTACCTGGGCGCGAAGGTTATCAACCTGATCAACCCCTATGTGGACGAGACCGATACTCCGGCTCTGGACACCGACAAGCTGTACGTGCTGCCCGGTGGTCTGGATGCTTCCCTGCGTCCTCTGAAGGTTGTCTTCGAGGGTGACGTGGACTCGATTGAAGAGAACAACATCGATGACAAGACCTTTGAAGTGCGTCTGGATCAGTACTTCAATGCCGCGATGGTTCTTGGCGTCCGTCCGTATCTGTCTGTGTACGAGGCTTAATACAGACTTCCATATAAAGGGGGAGGGGCTTACATATCCCCCTCCCCCCCCCTAATTTAAGGAAATGAGGATCGTAAAATGGCAAAAGTCAGAGTTGACAATCCGCAGAAGTTTGATGTCGGCGTGAAGACGCTGAACATGCCGATGGGCATGAACATCAAGGCCGGTAGTTTCGCCATGCTGGAAGACAACGACGTGGAGTATATTATGTCGATTAGCAACCTTTTCCAGCGCGGGATTATCCGGCTGCATGAGGGGAACACGGAAGCGCTGGAGGCCGTTGGCGTGGCCGTGAAGGATAATGGCGATTTCGCGGATGACGCGGAAATCCGCAAGCGGCTTGGCTCTACGGTGGCGGCGATGAAGAAGTGGCTGGATACCGTGAAGGAGCCGTATATGTTCGACCGGATCTATGAGGCCGCGAAAGAAATGAATCTGCCGCTGAACAAGCTGAAGGTGCTGCAGGAGAAGATTCCGGGCAAGCGTTTCCTCGACGAGGAGTAAGTAAGGGCGTGATTTGATGACGGATGTAATCAGGCTGGCCAGGAAGCTGTACCAGCGGATTGAATGGCAGAACGTCCCTGATACGGTCGATGTGGATGACATGGTGGAAATGATCGAGGACGCGATCCGTCATCTGTATGTCGTGACCGGTCGGGCGCTGTCGTTCTCGGAGGATTTCTTTGTGCGGGAAGCAGACCCGGAGAGCGGTGAGGAGACGGTGATGTTTGCGGAGGATCTTCCCCTTGACGAGGAAGAGTATGTGATCGTGACCGCGCAGTTGGGCTTCTATCAGAAAGTCCAGAGCGACGTGAGCGACCTGACGAGCTACACCACGGACGCCATGAGCGTATCTCACGGTGACAAGCCTTTCGCGAACCTCCAGGAAATGATTGGCGGGCTGAAAGATCTCCAGACGCTGATTTATTATAAGATGCACCGTTATCATCTGCTGTAAGGGGTGACGGGCATGAGTTATGGCGTAAAGGTAGTTTATCGCAACGCGAAAATGGAACGGGTGGACGAAAAGGTCTACCGGCTGGAAGATTATACCGCGCTGCTCCGGAATGATCTGCTCCGGATCGTGACGGACGTGGAGGATGTCCTGTATGCGGCAAACGGGAATGCGGCCAAGGATCAGTGGGATGACAACACATGGGCGGCTTTCTGTAGGCTGAAGCACAGGATTCTGGATAAGGCCGGGAGCATTGGACGATTGCCGGAAATGATCTTCCCCTGCCCGGATGACAAGGGGGATGAAGCACATGGGAAAACCGTCCTGGACAACAAAGCGTGATACCGGGTATATCGGGGGCGCGTTTACCACGATTCCCCCGATCATCAAGAAAAGCGGCAAGGATTTCCGTCCTCCGGCGACGATTGAGGATGATTTCCGGAGGCTGCTGGAGCATGACGTCCCGCACGTGAATTTTACGTTTGAGCTGATCCGCGACTGGTATGACACGTTCGCGGAGGACTATGAGCCTGTTTATATCCGGGCGCAGCAAACCCCGATTGACTGGAAATCCAAGATCGGCAACTCGGACGTTTCAACGAACTTCAAGGTCACGCATGATATCCCCATCCACAAGGGAGACATCGTGATCCGGGAGGACGGGAAAGTATTCCTGCTGAACTGGGCAATCCAGTATCATCCGAATAATCAGGCGACACAGAGCGCGGAGTGCAATTTGTACTTTACGGTTCGCCGCCGCAGACAGGCAATCACGGATGAGCTTGGATACGCGGTGGATGACAGCGCGATCCTCGACCAGGATGAACTCGGCGAGATGACGCTGGGCTATGAAGAACCCGGCAATGAGGGCTATGACACGATTGTGAACGCGATCCCCGCGATTCAGACAGAGTACCAGGGGCGTCCGGATTTTACATCGAATCAGGGACAGCCGGGTATCACGGCAAACCATCTGATTGAAGTCTCGGTGCAGTGGAATGAGCAGACGCGGAAAGTACGCATCGGCGATCTGTTCGACGTTGGCTCCTTCACCTATATCGTGGAAAACATCAATGTTGAACAGACGGACATCATCGAGCCGGGGATGGATATTACCCATGGACTGGTGAAGTTCCAGGCAAGGCGTCAGGCCGGGGGTGAGCTGGTCGATGGCTGATATGTTTCACGGAAAGCTCATGTATCCGCAGATTGACCCGACGGCTTTTCGTACAGCGGTCATCCGTTACCTGTATACCGGCGTTGACCGGATCTGCAACGATTATATCCGGGTAATGCAGGAAGAACTGGACAGGGCTGGCCCAACTCCCCGTGACGCTTCCAGCAGAATATCGAAATGGAAAGAAATGGTGAAGCAAGGTCTCCAGATTGTCGATAAGAGGATCACGGCGGATGCGCTGGAGGTCGAAGTCGGCATTAAGAGCCAGTCTGGAAAAGATGAGCTATTCCGCAAGGCGTATATTGTCGCATACGGCGGTGGTCCCACTTATGGCGGCCCCAAGGGCAGGGTCGTATGGGATGCGGATTATCACAAGCAGACGAAATCCAAAGTACCGACACAGCGTGATCTTCCTGGCTCATGGATTATGGCAGGCAACCACTGGCTGGAGAACGCGGAGAAACGTTTCCTTTCCACGTATCTGCCGGATGGTCTCGATCAATTGATGCGTGACATGCCGCAAAGCGTATGGGAAGGCTGTCTGAAATGGGTTCCGCTCAATATCTGAGGAGGTGAGGAAATGTCGGCTGGAAATTACGTCGAGAAGAAAAGAACGTGGCAGGATAACTGGCGGGATGTGGAGCGCTATGTGATCTGGCAGGACGAGAAGCTCAAGGAGCTGATGATGATTCCAAAAGGCACACCTATCCTTACCTTCTTCAAGAAGTATTTCATGAACAACGCGAACGGAGACGAGATCCTGTCAGATGAGAAGGTACGGATTGCGTACTATGATGCGTATGGGCCTGATACGGGAAACCCCGGCATCAGGATGTGCTATAAGGAATTTGACATCTATGTACAGGATGATTATCTCCACAACGCCACAATGGATCATATGCAGAACCGCTGTGATCTGATTGCGGAGAGACTGAGATACCTTCTGCTGAGATCATATACGACGCATGGCCTCCGGTTCAGTTACCGGGACGAATATGGTATGTGGACGAAGACAATTGGATACCATCGTCTCCATGTTGTCTTTGGATATAAGCGGACAGTATGAGTCCGCAGCGCGATTGTGTGGGAGACAAGCGCGTGAGTGTATTATGGAGGAATGAAAAATGGAATATGTTGAGAAGCTCGGAGGCTATATCGCAGACGTGCCGAAGGTTGACTTCACCCGCTGCGATGGCCGCAATTTCCACTTCGACGAAGTGACTTCTTTCAACCTGAGTTACAACAATGAAAGCCTGACCATCACGGGCGGCTGGAGTGGCTTCCCGCTGGCGTACATCGATACCACCAAGACGCTGGAAGCGTCCATGGGTATCGCGAACGTCCCGCTGGAAATGTTTGAGATGGCCTATGCGACCAACGCGACGAACGGCGACTACGGCATCCGTGAGACCGAGCGTTTCGAAGTCGAGACCGGCCCGAAGATCACGATCCCCTACGAGGTCAAAGCGGACTCTGTGAAGATCACCGGCCTGACGGAGAGCACTGAGACCACTGTGAGCGCTGGCAAGTTCAAGGTGGCCATTACTGCCGCCACTGCCGAGGTGGCGGGCAGCACGACTGTAACCTTCGCTTCCGCTGATGTGACTGTCGGCGACACGGTGCGCGTGTCCTTTATCCGCCGCATTGTGAACGCTGAGCGTGTGTCTATCTCGACCAATGGTACTTCCGCCAAGGGCGAGCTGTTCGCGCACTGGCCTGTGTACTCTTCCGGCGATGACTGCACTGAGGCTTCCGAGAAGGGTCGTCTGCATCTGGACATCTATCGCGTCCGTGCGACCGCGATGCCTAGTCTGGACACCTCTTACAAGAGCGCGGCCTCTCCCAGCGTGACCTTCGGCGGCATGGATCCCAAGCGTTCCGATGGTCTGATGTGGAATCTGTACTATGAGCCGTTCGACGCTGACGGCCATATCGTCAAGAAGTCCGGCGCCGAGGTTGAGTGGTAAGAGGACAGGGGAAGGGGGTAAGCCTCCTTCCCCTTCCTGTTTTATAAGGCAATAAGGAGAAGGGTATATGGCAATGGAGACAAAGGAAATCCCTGCGGCGGAACAGGCAAAGAAACCCTTGCCGAAGAAGACCCCCGCAAAAGAAAAGAAACCGGAAACCGGCATTGTGGAGAACAAGGTGGTCATCGGCGGAGAGACGGTGGAAATCAAACCGACGAAGCTGAAGTATCACCGGAACCGGACAGCGGTGTTCTACCGGATGCTGGAGGTGTACGCGCTGCCGGATCTGCTGGCAATGGACATCAACCTGGGTGACGGACGTGATTCCGACAAGGCACTGATGGACTGGCTGATTGCGGTGACGGATGACGAAGATTTGATTCTCCGGCATTATGATGAGATTGACAGCGAGACCGTGGAAAAGATGGTGGCCATCTTCAAGCGGGTGAATCATATTGATGAAAAGGACGAGAAAAGAAAAAACCTGGAGGTCAAGGGTCAGACGGCGAACTGACTCTTGACAGGGGTGTTGCTTTGATCGCCACACATCTGGGGATTGTCGATGAAGAACAGATCGACAATATGAGTTATGTATTTTTTGAACAGGTTCTGGCCGAGCTGGGTCACAAGCTCACGTATGACGCGATTGTCAACTATGCCGGTAACTCTTTCTGCGAGAAATCGTGGGAGATGATTACCCGGACAAACCCGATGACGCTGAAGTCCGGACAGGATACAGGCATTAACAGTGTGCTGAATCTGATGGCCAAGACGGGCGTGAAGATCGGAAAGTTTGAGGGGACAAGGCACACGTCCGAGTGGCGGGATACGGATAATACGGATCATACAGATACCGGACAGAACACAGAGGAATAAGGAGAGGGATTCGTTTGAAGATTGATTTTGACGCTTATCAGCCGCAGGAACATACACAGTCTCTTCTGCTGAATGACGGGACGGATCTGACCGTGAAGACGTGGCTTCCCTATGACCAGCGGGAAGCACTGGCAATGGAGATTGTGAATACGGTGATGACGGAGGACGAGGAAGCCGGTGTGTGCTATGAGAAGTATATCGCGGACGTGATCGAGTGCTTCTTTATCCTCAAGTATTACACCGATCTGGAGCTGGGCGATTATGATCTTGGCTATGCGAAGAAGGTCTTCGACTGGTTCACGAACAACAATCATGACCTGTGTGAGCTTTGCGAGGTCACAGGGTATCAGTGCGAGGTCGAGCCGATTGTGGAGAGACTGAAGGACGGTGTGAAGGCACATATCACCGGTATGAACTCCACCCGGATGCAGATCCGCAAGCTGATTGATTCCATCTATGGGAATCAGGGTCTGATTGATGAGCTGGCCAAGTCCACCGAGCTGAACGAGGAAATGATCTCGCTGCTCGGTTCCGGCATGAAGATGCTGGAGAACAAGAAGAAGAGTCAGGCTGGACGCAGAACAGACGGCCTGAACTTCGCGAAAAAGTAAAAGTAATAAGGAAGGCAAGGGGCGTGGATTGAATGCCGAGCGGTGCATCGAGTAAATTTACAGTTGATATTTCGTCCGCCATACAGAGTCTGCAAACCCTGAATCAGGCGTTCAGCGCGTTCTCGACCGCTTCGGCTCAAACGCTGGCACAACCAAGGGATGCGCTTGGACGATTTGGTAAGTCTATCCAGGAGCTTGTTTCGGCGACGGTACAGATGGACACGGCGAAACAGCGCTTTCGCTCCATCGAGACATATGTCGATTCCTTTGGAACGACTTTCAAGAAAGTCACAACAGAAGTAGGCGGTCAGCTCCATACTGTTGAGACAGAGACTACGAACTACGCCAAGGCGCAAAAACAGGCTCTTGCGACGGTCGAAGATGAATTCAGAAGACTGAAGACGGCCTATTCCGGCGTTGTATCCGCGATGAAAACAGGAGATGCCGGAGCACTCCAGATGTGGAGCGCACAGGTTCAGCAGCTCTCGGCTTCCCTTGAATCGATCCGGACAAAGCTCGCCGGTGGTGAGACGTTCGGTCTTGATGGCACTGCGCTGGCACGGCTTCAGGGAATCATGGCTGACCTGACTACGGCGACGATTCAATATAATTCAGAACGGCAAAAGGTTACGAACGACCAGAACGCACAGATTCAGGCACAACAGCTTCAGGCTGTTCAGCAGCAGTATCAGATGTTGACTACTGCGCTGAATCAGTACCTTGCGGCTTATCGTTCCGGGAACACGGAAGGCCAGAATTACTGGCAATCCCAGATCACGGCGATTCAGGCGTATTTCGACCAGCTGAAAAATGCTGGGCCGCAGACGCAAGAAATCTCCCGTTTCATGGAACTGGCTGCACAGGCGGTTGCTAAGTACAACACGGAACTTGCCAATATGAAGGCCAAGGATGATCTGCAACAGCATAATGCCAAGATCCGTGAATTGGAGCAAGCATACCAGCAGCTGTCCAATGCCTATCAGAATTATCACAAGGCGTTCAAGGCCGATGATCAGGCTGGGATGGCGAGCTGGCAGACCCAGATTACCGCTACCCAGCAAACCTTCGACAATATCAAAAACATTGTCACGCAGATGGGGCTTACGGAGGCAGAGCAAAACAAGATCAATGCTCTGATTCTTCAGGCTTCACAGCTGGCGGCTCAGAACGAAGCGGCGGAACGGGCTGTGACCGAGGAGAAGAAACGCCAGCAGACGGTCATGAATTCCATCAATTCCGCGATGAACTACCTGATCAGCCGGTTTATCCTTACCGGGATCCGGCAGTTGTGGCGGGACGCGAAGTCTTTCGCAAAAGAGTATTATGATACCCTGAACGAGATCCGTGTTGTTACCGGAAAGTCTCAGGAGGAAGCAAACGCGCTCGGTGAGAGCTTCCGCGCAATGGCGGCTGAAATGTCCGTGTCCGCTACAGAAATCGCGGATGCGGCGACACTCTTCTACCGTCAGGGCTTGGATGATAACCAGGTGACGGAGCGTATGGAAGCTACGATTCAGTACGCAAAGGTTGCCGGTGTTGAAGTCAACGACGCCGCGCAAATCGTGACTGCGGCTGTGAACTCCATGGGTCTGGATGCAACGCGAGTGGTTGACGTTCTGGTCTACCTTGGTGACCATGCCGGTACGTCTGGTCAGGAAGTCGGCACGGCCATGCAGAAGGCTGCAGCGGCGGCTAAGTCGGCTGGCGTTGAGTTTGAATGGCTTGGCGCGTATATTGCAACGATTTCTGAAACGACCCGTGTCAGTGCAGAATCAATTGGTACTGCCCTGAACTCCATGATGGCACGTCTGCACAGTATCAAGCAGAAGGGCTTCAATGATGAGGACACGACCAAGGTTAACGACATCGCCAAAGCGCTTAATTCCGTTGGCATTGCGCTGATGGATTCGGAAGGCAACTGGCGGCGTATGGACGTGATCTTTGACGAGATCGCTCAGAAGTGGGATACACTCTCTGACAAGCAGCAGTCCTATATCGCGACTACTCTTGCCGGTACTCGTGCGCAGAACTACTTCCTCGCTCTGATGAACGATATGGCCAAGGGCGCTGAAGGCGGAAGTCGCGCCTATGAACTGTATGCCGGTGCGATGGAGTCTGCCGGGACTACGGCGGAGAAGTATGCTGTCTGGCAGGAAAGCATTAGCGCGGCGCAAGAACGGCTGACTGTTGCGTTCCAGAACTTCTACGCTCTGCTCCAGCAAAACGTGTTTACCGGATTCTTCAATAATATGGCTGGCTTGATCGCCGGACTTACAGGGGCAACGGATGCGGCCCATGGGTTGAATCTCATCCTGCCTATCGTGATTGGCGCAATTGTGCTGTTTATTGAAAAGCTCAAAGGCGCTGGCGGTCTCGCGGCTCTGTTTAGTGGTGCTTTCCATGCACATCCGTTCATTCTGACAGCCGCCGGTGTCATGATTCTGGTTACTGCGATCGGTGCGCTTGTTAAAGCCGCTACACCTGTCCAGAGAACCTATGAGGACGTCACAAAAGATGTAAGGGATAATCTTCAAAAAGTGAAGGATTCTCTGGCTGAAACTCAGAGAGTACAGAAAGAATACACGGATAAAGCAGCTGATCTGGAGAAACTCCGTAAGCGGTATGTGGAACTCACAACACAAACGAAGCTCACGGCAGATGAACAGTCAGAACTGAACAGTATCATCAATCAGCTGAAGGAATTGTATCCTGATATTGCCTTTAATATCGACCAGGCAACCGGTCGATGGGAGTACCAGCAGGAAGTCGTAGATCACCTGAATGGCAGCATTGAGAATTACTTAAAGCTGGCAAGAGAAAAGGGTATGGCGGATGCAAGGGAAGCGTTCAATAATGTAGGAACCGTGCTCTCAAGTATGGATGAGATGCGATCCAAGATTGACGAACATGGTTTTGTGAGCACAGTCCTCGGAATGACCGACAGCAAAGGAAAAGCACTGTACGATTATAACGCACAGTCCGGTGTTTTCACGCATCAAGGACAAACTGTAAGCGCTCAAGACATGTTGCCTCTCGTTTTGCCGTACATCATGTCACAGCATGGATACGTCCCATCTTCTGTCAGGCAAGAGGGTTGGGGTGCTTCTGCCAATGCAATGTATGAGTGGCTTGTACAGAATCGTCTCTGGGAAGATGAAAAAGGAAACAATCCATTCCATATACAAACCGATATCGGAGAAAAATGGTTCAGATCCCCAAATGAGTATGCTTCTTATCTCAGAACATCTGAAGGTATGACCATGGAGGCTGCAGCGGCGAAAGTAGACGAGGTCATTCAAGGTGTTTTATCAAGGGTTCTCACAAATTCACTGAATAATTATGCTCTGAAAAACGCGGAGTATCAATCCTTGATGGAAGATACAAAGACTGTCTATGGCTCTCATCTTGCCGCGTTTAAGAATCCTGATCTTGATCTGCCTCAGACAATTATGGACAATCTTGAATCTGAGTATAACAGCATTGCTCAGGGAATAGACTGGAGTAATTCGGAAACCCTTGGTGCGCAGTTCTTGAATGCAGCCGACAAGATATACAAATTGTACGGTGATGCTGCCAACTTCGCTGATATTGTGAATAATTCTCCGGAAGCAGTAAATCTCAAAGACGCGGAGAAAGAATGGAACAAAGCAAGAGATAATTATATCAGGAATCCGTCTGCAACCACAAAAGATAAAGCAGAAGAAGCGATGTCGAATTACAATGACGCTGTCGGAGCATGGAACGAGATGCTGAGTGAACTCGATAACCGCGATATGGCCGAAGAATTCTCCCTCGATAAGATGGAGATGGATCTGGAAGACCTCGCAACGGCGGCACAGGAAGCCACTGAGGCGCTCGATGAAACCGCAAAAGCGGAACAACATCTCGCAGAACAGAGAGAACTAAAATCTGCTCAAACAAGTGGCTTTAAGAGTTACTTGCAGAATCTGAAGGATACGTCCGTAGCAGCGCTCACCGGTGAGGACGGAACGGTCACGACAACCTTCGACCCGACTGTGTTTAGGCAGCAGTATGACAAAATTCCATCGTACATCCGTGCTGAGATGGAAAAGAATTACACCTTCCTGAAACCGGACAGCAGTTTTTGGAACGGGACGATGACACCGGAAGATCAGATCCGCAATCTGAATGCCGCTCTGGATTCCAGTTCAGAGGTTGCGGAAAAGTTCGCTATGGCGTATGGTGAGGCCGAAGCCGCGGTGCAAGGTGTTACGGAAGCTGCGGAAGAAGGGACTCCTACACTAAGCGATTACTGGCAGGGATTCCTGACCTGGCTGCAGGGCGGCGGAGATGCGTCTACTTTCCTCACCGCAATCACCGATGATAACGTCGCGGCTCAAATGCAACAGCAATACGAGAAATGGGCGGCGGAAGCGGCTCAGTTTGCAAACAACACTGGCGGTGAAGAAGGAACCCAAGTCTGGGACGAAGCATACATTGCCTCCTTAACCGCAAGCATCAACGAGCAGATCAACGGCACTGCGGAAAACATCAAACTGCAATTCATGGAAGTCGGGGACACCGCAAACGCCACAGTTCAGCAACAGCTTGATGGTGTCAATTCGTTGATTGCAGCGCTCAGTACGCCTGACGGGTTCAATAATTTCAAGACCGCATGGAACGACCTTGACAAGAATACGAAAAAGTCCCTGAAGAACATGACCGGATGGACGGATGATTTCATCAATAGTCTTGACGGCAGTCAAAAGTCCGTGCAGGGTCTGCAAAAGACACTGATCGGCTTGAGACTGGAAAAAATGGAATCTCTCGGACAGGTGATGACGGGAACATCCAAGGCGTTCACAGCGGCTCAGAAGGGCGGCCAGGAGTTCGCGTCGGCGATGAAGACCATCGTTGACAGAGCAAACACCCTTGCGTCTGCGCAGGGAGCGTACAACACAGTCCTGAACTGGTCTGGTGAAGAGACAAAGGAATACACCGCCGCCCTGACAGAACTCCATAACGCGACAGGTATTTCGGAAGCAAGTCTCCGGGATGGTTCAGGGATGTCGGCTGCACTCGAGAGTATTACGGAACAGGCCAATATTGCGAAGACCTCTGTTGCTGCCCTGGCTAACGCTTTGATTGCATCCGGTTCTATCTCTGTGGATGCTGGGCCTGTTGCGAATGGCTATATCAATATTGGTGCTGCTGCGGACGATAATGCGGTGAAAGTTTCCAACCTTGTCAATGAAGTGCTGAAAATTCTTGGTGCGACCATCAGATTCGAGAAGAACGACGAAGGCGGCGGCAAGTTTATTGTTGAAGGCCTTGGAAATGGCAAGACGGGCGGCAGTGGCTATACACCTCCAACGGGGAAAGGCGGCGGTGGAGGAGGCGGCGGCAATAAAAAGCAGACCACCGAAACCAAAGAGAGCACAAAGATCTCCAAGTGGATCTCCGGTATCATGTGGCAGTTTGATCAGATCAAGGATATGATGAGCCGTCTGGACACGATTAAGAGTACGTATCAGACGGAAGGTTACCTGACCGGTATTATCAATATTCTGAATCAGGAAATCAATCTGTCCAAGCAGAAACTGACCGAACTGGAGAGCGTCCGGGATCAGCTTAAGACCCGTATCGATGAAGTCAAGGAAGAGATGTCCAAGGTGGAAGTCGGATCCGAGAAATATCAGGATCTGGCTTCGACGCTCGGCACGTTACAGGACAAGTATGCTGAAGTGGACAAAGAAATCCTGAAGACTCAGGGTGATATTTCTTCCTACACGAAGGAAATCGAAAAGAACCAGCAAGGTATCCGTAACTTGCAGATGGGTCTTGAAAACACAGTGCTTGCCGCTATTGAAGCGAGGGATAAGCGCGAAAAGGAATCCTTTGAAGCGAAGATCTCTCTGGAAGACAAGATTATTTCTGTCATCAAAAAGCGTTATGAGACTGAACGCGACGAGGCGCTGAAAACTTCCGATGCAAAGATCGAAGCTCTGAAGAAAGAATCTGATGCTCTGAAGACTGCTCTGGATGAGCGCAAGAAACAGCAGCAGGACGAAGATAAGCAGAAGCAACTGAAGGAGCTTCAGGATCAGTATGCGCGGATTATCGCTGACCCGACCAGAGCGAAGGAAGCCAAGGAAATCCAGAAGAAGATCGTGGCGCTTCAGGAGGACATGGCATGGGATGCGGCTGAGAAAGAAGTCGAGGATCGCCAGAAGGCAATCAACAAGGAAGTTGAAGAGGAGCAGAAAAAGCGGGATAAAACCGCTAAGTACTACGAAGACCTTCTGAGCGACCCGCGGAATTTCGCAGAAGAAGCAGCCAAGGTCATGGCGATGACCAATACGGAAATCGTCGAATGGTTGAAGAAAAACGATGATGAGTATCTCAAGTCTACCGACCTGACCAGGAAGAAGCTGGAGGACGGCTGGTCTGAGACCATGGACACGATTGCCATGAAGATCAAGACCAAGTGGGCTGAAGTCTACTCCATCATGGCTGGCGGCGATGAAGCGATCATCGAATTCCTGAAGGCCAACGACCCCGACTATCTCGCGGCGAGTGAGACCGGCAAGAGAGATAAGGAGATTGCTTGGAGACAGCAGATCAAAGACCTTAAGA